TTAACAGGGCAATCAATGGGGCTTTTATTGGCTTTAACTTACACAAATTAACATGGCAGATAACGTAACGATTACCGAGGGTTCAGGAACACAGATAGCGGCTGATGAAGTCGGGGGAGTTAAATACCAACGTGTAAAAATATCTATTGGTGAAGATGGTGTAGCTAATGATATTTCTACTGCTAACCCAATACCTGTAAGCATCACCAATACTTCACCTTTGGAGGTTATCGTAAACGGGGTAGAAACATGGCTTAAAACCATAGCCCAGTCTCTTCAATATCCCAACTATTTAGACAGAACCATTAATGCGATTAGGGTAGCAGTAATCAACACTATCGGTACTGTAACTACTGTAAGCACTGTAACTACTGTAACAACTACAACAACTTTAACAAACCAAACAAATATAGGGAACTATACGGCAGACGTGCAAAATTATGCTGGATTAAGAACAGCTTGGTCGCAAACAGTAAGAGGAAGAATAACCTAAATGGCAAACCAATTTAAGAAAGTAATAGATAGACCTATGTGGATTCCTGTAGCTCCAGCTCCAAATGGACATGGGGCAGGTACTTGTTTATGCTCAGATTTACGTTCAGACATTTCAAGAAATCCTTTTGTTTATGATTTACTGTCCACTGCCACACTGAACAGGTTTAACATTATCACAAAGAGTTCAGCACTAGCGGTAAACCCTGGACTCGGTGGAACTTTTGGTATTGGTGCTGCAACAGTGTTTGCTCCATCTCAAGGACTTAAAGGAACAATCACAACAGGAGCTACTACTACAAGCATTCCTACATCAACTGTAATTACTGCAATAGGAGCTAACATGCTTGCTAATCGTGGTGGTTCTGGAGACTATGGTTTTAAAATTAGAATTATTGGTAGAGCTGCTGGAAAAGTAGAAGAAAGATTTATCGTAGCGAACACAGCAGGAACAACCCCAACTTTTAGACTTGATAATGCACTTACATTTACTCCAGCTAATGGAGATTTGTATGAGATTTTAGCTGGCAGAGTTTTTATGCTAAGTGCTGGTGCTATAGTCGCTACTTCTTTTAGGAGCTTTGAAGTCGCCTCAAACACTCTAGCGAATGGTGGAACTGCTGGGCTTCCTACTCCTGCGACTGATTCGGCTATAGTGGCTTTAGACGAGCAATACACTCCTTATAACCATAATCCAGGTGAAGGATTCATTAAAGGTACTTTTGAGTATGATAATAATTTAGTATCGAGAAAAGCTCTGGCGGCGACAGCAACTACCGCAAACACGATTACTGGTCAAGCTAGTGGTGGGGATTCTGGAGTCTTAGCGAATGAGTATAGAAATTTTCAGATCAGAATAGTTCAAGACACAACGAATCCAACAGCAATCAATCAAAGAGCTTACATCGCTTCACACACTGCTGGTGCAAGTCCTGTCTACACACTAGGTGCAAACTGGACTGTTCAACCTTCAAGCACGGCTAAATATGTCATAGAGTATCCTAACTTGTTAGTTTTAAGAACTGCTGCAAACACAACTACTTATACGTACAATTATAACGATGCCGCTTACAACAACGGAACAACTAACTTAGCTGCGAACACTTGGAGTACAACTCTTTTTGGTACTGCTCCTGCGGCTAATGCTGCTGGGAATATTTGGTGTCCTGCTTTCGGTATCCAACCAGACACACAAAAAAACGCTAGACATTCGCATTTATTCTTTTTCAGAGGAAGTGCAGTAACACTAGACTTGCTTGATATAGCAGGCGGTACGACTGGTTTATGGACTGGTGCAGTAGTTTACGATGGAAACACTATTACGATGGGAGGAGGCACAAGCGTAGCCTATTCACCATTTGGCGGAGAGGGTAGATTTTCTTATATCAATGCTTATAGTGCCTCAGCAATCAATCAAATCTTTAGGTTTGATGCAAAGAACAGGGTTTTAAGTCCTTATACGCCAACAGATGACATTCAGGCTGGTGGAGCTACCGTTGGTAATAGAATGGCGGCTTATGTAGCCATAGATAACACTGATTTATATGATGTGGTTTTGCTGAAATCACATTTGAGTACAAAAATGCAGGAGCTTATAGTTTTAGTATGACGATTTTAGATTTAATTAAATTAACAGAAAACAAGCTTCAAACATTAAACAGGAAGTTAGCTATTCTAGAAACAGAGGGTGCTATTGATGCCATTTTGAAATTAAATTCTGAAATAGAAGAGACAGAGGCAACACTAAATCAATTAAAAGGATTAAATTAGTATGTTAGGCGGAGCGGGTGCAGCAAAAATAGAAAACAGACTAGTTCAAATAGGTGAACTATTTAGCGAAGAATTTAAAGAGCCTTTAAAAGAAAGGGTTTTAGACGTTTTCAATCAAGAAGTTGAAAAGCTTTTAGCGAAGAAAGTAGATAAGCTCAAGGGTCAAAAAGGCGACAAGGGCGATCAAGGGGAAGCTGGCTTAAATGGAGCTGATGGCAAAGATGGTTTAAACGGACTTGATGGCAAGGATGGTTTAAACGGACTTGATGGCAAAGATGGCTTGAATGGTAAAGATGGCATTAATGGTGTTAATGGCAAAAATGGTAAAGATGGCATTAATGGTAAAGATGGTAAAGATGGCATTAATGGTAAAGATGGCTTAAATGCAGAATTTGATTATGATTTTGCGAAAAAAGAACTAGCTTCTTTATTTGAAGAATGGAAAAATAATTTAGGGGATTTAAAGGGCGAGAAAGGGGAGAAGGGCGAGCAAGGCGAAAAGGGTAAAGATGGTGCTGAATATCCGACAAAAGAAACAATTTTAATTAGCAGCGAGCTTACCCAAGTAGCAGCATTTGAATTAAAGCAGTCTAATTACAAAGCTTTAATTCAAATTACAGCTTTGGGGTCTCAAGGTACTTTTTTTGATGCTGAGCTGAGAGTCTTAATACAAAATCTTTTAGGCGAAAACAGAATAAAGTCTAACACGAATGGTGCTTCATTACCTGTTAATCCTGAGAATTTAAATTACTTGGTTAAAGTTGAAGGCGGTTTATTAAAAGTTTTCTTATCGGGTAAAGCAGAAGAGCAAATCGGTGTTACTGTAGTATTAAAATGACGGAAACAGAGTACATTTTTAAATCTTATGAACTGCTTATGCTTGTCGGGTCAATTATTGGCGGCGAATTAACTGTACTTATTATTTTTTACAACTTAGTCATAGAGCCACAATTAAAAGTTTTAGATAAAAAGATTTTAGCTTTAGAGGTTAGGACTGATGAACAGGGCAAAGATATTAAAGGCTTAGAAAAATCAACAATTAAAATTGAAGAGAATTTTCGCATGGTTATTGCTGCGTTAAATGAGCTTAAAGATAATTTTAAAGAATTTTTAAAAGAAGAAAGACAGAGAGAAAGGTAACGAGTCTTGATTTTTTAATTTGCAATAAATATGTAAAGCCTTCTATAGTATTCTGTATGAAAGTTGCAAATCTAGAAACAAAAAGAAAAAAAGATTATACGCAAGAGTTGTATTTTGATGTCATTGAGGAGATCAAAAAACAGTTTGGGGATTGTATTTTTAGGGAGAAGCCTGATCTATTTGCTCAAGTGGCTGAGTTGATGGGCGGAGATACAGCAGAAGAAAGAGTTAAAAAAAGAAGAGAAATTAATATAGCTAATCTTAACAAAAAAAAGGATGTTAAGCCTCTGCCTATATGGACTGGTAGAAGAACGCCTATTTTAAAACCTGAAAGCCAAGCAGTTAAAGACTGCATTATCAAGTTAGGTGCTAATGGGGCATGGTTTACAAGATCAGATGCGAAGGAAGCGATTAAATCTGTTCTCACCAACCTTGAAAATATAGATAGCACGATTCATTCACAGCTTTTAGTTTTAAAAAAGCGGGGAATCGTTAAGAAAGTTGGTGAAGGCAAAAGTCAAAAGGGCATTACTGGTAAAAAGAAGATTAACTATTATGCTTTAATATAGCCTTGTGTTATAATACTTCTGGACGGGGTTGGAATATTAAATGTTCTGAGTACACGTGATCAGGAAGTAGGTTCGAATCCTACCTCCGTCCCTTTAAAAATTTTGTGTTAAGATACTTTTAGCTATTAAGTTTTAACTGCGGAGCGGGGAAAGTTTAATAGCTTTTAGATTATAAAGTCCACAAAAAAAAGCACTAGGGGAAAAATTGAAAAACCTAGTGCTTTGTGAAGGAAGGAAAAAAACCTTGTTTAAGAGGTTCATAACTAATATACCACAAAAATAAAAGCCCTGCAAAGCTGGGGGGCAAGCAGGGCATATTAATTTGTACTTTTTTCTTTTACCTTATTGAGTTTAAGGTTTGGTTAATAACTCCAAGTGGCATATTCTGGTCTTAAATCTAAGTGAATAAAATTTGCTACAGGATTAATAGCCCTACCACCTTTTTTAAAAGTCGCATTAACAAAAGCATAGACTTCTGAAAGTGGCACGCCTGAGACCCTAAAATCAGCAGCTAGTCCGCTAGTATGCTGGGATTTACCGCTTCTATTTCTTTTTAATTCCCAAGTTACAGGTCTAAAGCCACTTGTGATGATTAAAGGTTTACCAAAATAATCTCTAATGATCTGCAAAGCAGTAGCAAGTTTAGTTAAGTTTCTATCTACCTCAATGCTCCAAGCTTGCTCAATAAGTGGAGCTATCTCAGCTTTGTTTACAGTAGGGGTATAAAGAAGCTCATAGAGGCTTATGTTAGGTGTTATTTGGCGGTTTAAAATCGTCATGCTTATATTTTACCTCTTATTTAATTTAATGGTATGTCGGCATTACCGACAGTCGATAAAACCCTTTAATTATCAGTGTTTGCTTATTTGATAGTTATTTGATCATGTCCAGTTTATCACGTTAAAAACTAGACATTATTTCCATTTTGGATTTTTTAACCTGTTCCAGCTAACAACTGCAACGTAAGCAGCTTTACGCTTCCAAAAAGGAAAGCCATCTTCTTTTAAAATTAATTCAAATAATTTATGCGTAACTTCTTGGCTCTTAATTTTGTAACAGCATAAAGCATCGTGAAATAAAGCCGCTCTTAAAGTATTACCCTCAAAGGGTTCACCGATAACGGGCTGTAACCATTTAGGGATACTCATTCCATCGGTTAGATAACCTTCGGGTACAGTGGCAGTTACCCCGTCTAGTTTATGTTTTGGTTCAACTACTTTAACATGATACGGTTTTGTTACACGCATTTTTAATTTGACTTGCGAAAAATTAATCTCCAAGTCTTTTTTAAAATTAAATTCGCTAAATTCCAGCATTTAAAGTTCCTCTAAGGCTTCCAAGAGAGATTCAATGAAAGCCCATAGTCGATTTAAAAAGTTCACTGCTGACATTTTCTCCTAGCAAAAAATGCCACTATTTACATTTTTTACCAGTCTTAGGGGCTGGCATTGATTTTTTAGGTGCTGGTTTTGATCTAACTTTCATACTGAAATTATATACTATTTTTTTCTAATGTAATAGCCGATAACAGAAAGTAACGCTGTGAGAGCGGCAGTAATCATACTAAGCCAAAGTTCTTTTGAAAAGGCATAGCAGTAAGACCATGACAATAAAAACATAGCTATAGTTTGCAGTACAAGTTCTTTACTCATTTCGTCCTCTCTGTATGGCAAGCCCAAGAAGCATATAAAGCACAAATACAAACAACCAAAAGCCAGAAAAATACCCAAATTAAATAAGGTATAAATGAAGTGGCATAAGTTTTTAAAAGCTCAAAAACTAAATAACTGCCTAATCCATAGCCAAGAAAAACCCCAAATGCTTTTAAAAAGTTAATTAAAAATCTCATTTTTTAAATCCTAAATCCTTTTCAAACTTAATACTAATTTCAAACTCGTAACCGTTTGAATTGTATTTATAAGTCTCATCAATCTTCTTCATGTGGTCGCTAGAGCCTGAAATTATCATAGCTTCAACAAAGCTTTCAAGATGGCTACTCAGATAAGCCTTAATAGCATTAAGCTTTAAGCTTGGCTCTGTGATTTCTTTTAGTTTTTCTTTAAATTTTTCAATTAACATGTTTTAAGTCCTCCAGCTTTTGCACGTAAGTTAAATGATACTTGTTTAAATTTTCTCGAATTTCGACTAAATTGTAATTAAATTCTTTCAGCGATGCGGTATCTATAAACACGTATCGACCTTTAGAGTAACTGTAGTTTACAAAAGTGTATTTTTCGCTACCCCAAGCCGCCATCAACTTCCCAACTCGTTCAGATAAATCTTGGTAGGAAAGAGGTAATTCTCGGATCAGGTCTTGACAAGCCTTTAATTCGTTTTTGGACATGTGTTCCGTGTACTCGCTTCTAATAGTCAATAGGAAGGATTCAACAGCATCCTTACTGATTTTTTTACTCTCGGCTCGCTCGTGAAGCTGCCTAAAGAGGAAAGGATGAAGCATGAAGGTTTGGTGTAGCTTAACAGGCTCTAACCAATCATCAGAATGAAGTTTACTTTTTTTGAGTAAATCTTCTATTTCTGTTAAAATTTTCAAATTAATTATAGTGTTGAATTTTTCAATTAGCATTTTTAATTCTCCCATATTCTGCTATTAGCAAAGCTTCTGCCATGCCGTCTGAGTCTGTTCTTGACCTGCTAGAAGCCTTTAGATTCGTTACAGGAAATAGCTCTTTAGTTTTAGCTATCGCTTCCCCTTTATCAGCAGATAAATCGAAGTAATTTTTCCATTCTAGCGGTGCAATTTCCTTGATTCCCTCTAAAGGAAGAACGAACTCCAATATTCCAAGCAAACGTCCGTAATTTCTCTCTGTTGTTGCTGTTGCTTGTCTAGACTCTGTCGCAAAAGTAAGAGGTTTTTCGATTAAAACTAAATCAATATCTCTAGTTGCCATAATGACTTCATACAAGATGTCAAAAAAAGCTTTAGAGTCTACAACTTTTTTCATTTTGAAAATAGTTTTACCGCCTTTACGTGCGAGCTTTTCTTTTTTAGTTAAGGTTTTAATTTTTTTCTTTACTTTAGTTTCAGCTTGTCTTAGGGGCATAGGATACACTGTTGGTGTATTTGGGGATTCGCTATTTATAATAGCTATTCCACCTTTTAGCCCTGGGTCGATTCCTACAATTATCATTTATCCTCCACAAACATTTTTTCTAAAATTTGTCTCACTTGAGGATGTGCAATGTAGTAGTGGGGATTTTGCTTGTTGTATTT